CGGGGGGCGCGTCGTCCGTGGGCGCGCCTCCCGCCGGGTCTCTGGGCGGGCACCCCCGGGCCGCTCCAGGCGGGGGGGATAGTCCTGGAGCGGTACCCGGGGGCTGGCTCCTCCTCGGCGCGGGGAGCGGGGGAGCTTGCGCCGGGGAGGAGGGAATCCCCTCGTCAGGGGAAAGTTCAGATGCCGGCCTCGTGCTCATGCGACAGCCTCCGCCCCGCTCTGGCTCACGCGTCGTGAAGCCTCGGCCAGCACGAGTGCCGTGACCCAGGAATGAAGGTCGGTATCGTCCTCTACGGAAAGGCGCAGGGCGATTTCGGCCACATCGCGCGGCATCTTGATGCGAACCGATTCATTCTGCTTGCGCTTCTGCCTATCCTTATCCTGCTGGCAGGCCCTGCATTGACGGTGGCCCTTAGGCGTTACCAGGGTATTCTTGTCATCGTACGGATGCTGCTTCGGGCAGTGGGTCTTGCGCAGGTTTACTGCCACGAAGTTATTTCCCCGCCGGGTATTCTCTGCATTCGTGACGGGTTCCAGATGCCCAGGCCAGCAGCATGCTCTGGATACGCAGCCCCAGGCCTCCACGTGGTCGAGCTGCAGCTTGTCCGGGACGGACTCCGCGAGGAGCGTATAGACAAGCCGGTGAATGCGCCACAATCTTCCGTGCCAGCGAAAGAAGCCGTAGCCCCTCTTAGGGCAGCGATATCCCTGCCAGTCCCAGCAGCCTGTAACCGGGTTGACGGTTATTTTCGCGGCTATGTTTGCCGGAAGGTCGGTTACGTGAAATTCGCGAGGCGGCCGGGTTCCTGCCGGAGGGGAGGTGCTCAATGTCCTGCTCCCTTCTGCTTGCTGCCCGGCCAGGCGGGCTCACCCGGGCCGTAGCGGCACAGCAGCTCGTTCCACGCCACGGTTTCCCCCCAGGTCAGCGGGGTGCCGTCGCGGGGCAGCCCGGCCGGGGTGCGGGTCCGCCGCGGCAGGGGCCGGCGGGCACGCCGCAGGCCGCGCAGGCCGCGGAGCGCCCGGGGCAGCGCCCAGGCGAGGATCCCGGCGCAGCAGGCCACGGTGACGGCGAAAGCCCATTCTGGGAGGGTCATTCCCGGCCTCCCTCGTCGTGGCTGCCGTCCTGGTGCCTGGCGAGGATGGCGAGGCGGGCGAGCAGGTTCAGGGCCAGGGCGAACCCGGCGGTGAGGCCGGCGGCGAAGAACCCTGCGGCGAGGCCTATGAGGGCGGTCACGGCCGCCTCCGCCTGTTCAGCCAGGTTTCCGCCCGGTCCGCTATCCAGCCGATGCCGGTCGCGGCGGTGAGCAGGAGCACCAGGGTGACGGCGACGACGGCCCAGAACGCCAGGTCGGGCGTCACGGGGCATCGCCGGCTTTTGCGTCTAGCGGCGGGCATCCGGGGCAGCGCCATTTGTCGCCGTCGCTGGTCCAGCCGATTTCCTCTGTGCTGGTCTCGGCCAGGTCCCGGGTTTGCCAGGCGGTGAACTCGTCGTAGTCGGCGCGCTCGCCGCAGCCGTCGCAGACGGCGAACCAGTACGGCTCGCTCTTAATCGGCATGGTGCCTCGTCTCGGTGCCGGGGGTCATGAGGGCCGTCCCCGGGCCGCGTAGGCGGGTTCGGGTGCCTGCTGTTTCCATCCGGACTGGATGGTGCGGAGGTCCCGCGCCTCATCGGGAGTCAGGAGTTCCCCGTCGGCGGGTGCCTTGCGGTGCAGCAGGCAGCGGATCCGGAAGCGGGCCCGGCAGATCAGCTCAGCCATCACGTGCCTCACCCTCGCGCGTGAGCCATCCGGCCAGCCCCGCGACGGCCCGGTCCTGCTGCTGCTGCGCTTCCCAGCACGCGGAGACGAGCAGCAGGGCGAGTTCCCCGGCCTGGGACAGGGTGAGCCGCCAGGTCATGCCCGGGCAGCCGACTGTGACCGTGTCGTGGTCGATGCCGATTCTCAGCGGCAGCTCGGCGATCCCGTCGTCGACCTGGCCGATGGTGCGCACGCGCGGGTCACCCATCGCCGCCGCCTCCGTCCTGCTCGCGCCCGGCAGGCAGGGTCATGTGCTCGCGCGCCCCGGCCAGCATCACGTCGCCGTAGGCACTGCCCAGCTTGTACGCGAGCTCGGCTTTCCCGTCCTCGGTCAGCTGCGCGTCCTCGATGCTGCTCAGGCCCATCATGATGAGGCCGATCTCGGTCTGGTCGACGTTGAGTTCAGGCATCGCTGCCGCCGCCCTGCTCGCGCCCGTTCATGTATTCGATGAGCTTGCTGCGGTCGCCGCCGAACCCGCCGAGGGTGTCAGTGAGCTTGCGGGCCTCGGTGAAGGACAGGTCCTTGCTGGAGGTGAGCGCCCGCCCGGTGATGGTCTCGGCGATCTTGAGTTTCTGGTCGCGGTCTTTCTCGCCGAATCCGAGGCCGCCGAGGGTGATGTGCAGGCTGGTGAGCTGGTCGCCGCTGGCCGACCCGGGCTGGTCTTCGGCGGGGACTTCTAGTTTTGCCCCCTCATCTGAGGGGGATCCCGCGGGCGCGGCAGGACCGCTGGCCGGCGTTTCGTCCGGTACCGCGCCCGCGGGACGTTCAGGGGCGGGCCGGCGCGTGCGCGGCTTCCGCGCTCCGGCGGGTTCTTGTCCTGCCCCCTCATCTGAGGGCGTTTCCGCTGCCGGGTCGTCGACGATCTCGGCCTCGACGATCTCGTGCGCGGGCAGGGGGCCCATCGGCGGAGGCGGCAGGTACGTGAAGCCGGCCTCTGCGTGCGTCACCGAGCCCGCCGAGGCCGGGGCCATGTGGTTCACCGTGCGATACTCGGCCGAGGTCGGCACGTACGGCTCCAGCGCCCGCAGCACGGTCTTCTTGAACATGGCGGGTTCCCACTGCTGCCAGGGTGAGTCGGACCGGTCTGAGCCGCGTGAGGCCTTCTTGTGCTCCATGATCTCGGCGCGGCCCATCCGCACGACCTGGGAGCACTGGCCGGACGCGAGGATGGCGTAGGCGTACGCGCCGCGTATCGGGCCGCGGCCGGCCTCGGGGGCGAAGTCGTCGTACTCGTGCAGCGGCGGGGTGTTCTCCCCGCGCGGGACGTACCGGTCGGCCTTGCGGACGACCTGGGCGACGACGGAGGAGACGCCGCCGGCGCGGAACATCCGCTCGATGATGCCCTTGTAGCCCTCGATGCCGGTGACCTCATTGCCGAAGGGGACGAGGTAGTAGTCGTCGGTATCGGGTTCGTGGCCGAGGCGGGCGCACTCGAGGAGGGCGTACAGCAGGGACTGGGGGCTGGCGATGGCGGCGGCGGCGAGCTTGTCGTCGCGGCGGAGCGCGCCCTGGGTGACGCGGATGATGGCGGAGGGCTTGACGTGGGTGGCGGCGGCCATGGCGATGTCGTCCTGCTGGCGGCGAAGCCAGGTGACGAGCTGGTCGGCCTTGTCGCGCCTGGCGACAGCGCCGGTGACGGTCTGTGCGGTCATGCGGTGTCCTTCTTGGTCTTGGCGGGGAGCAGCTTGGTGACGTCCTTCGTGACCGTGCACGCGGCTGCGGCCTCCGGGTAGCCGGCGCGGAGGGCGGTGGTGCTGATGCGCTGATTCGGGTAGACGCTGCGGGTGGCGACGACCTCGTCCGTGCCTGCCTCGACGGCGCGGCGGCCGGTGCCGATCGCGGCGAGCATCCGGTTGGTCATCAGTTCCTTGCGCTGCCCGGCTTGCGCGGCGCGGCGGACGGCCGCGCGGTAGGAGATGGCGAGCCTGCGGCCGACGGTGACGTCGCGCTGCTCGATGCCGGGGTGCAGGTGCTTCAGCGCGGCGGTGGTCTGCGGACGCCAGTCCACGTCGGGTGCGCGGCCGTCCCTGATGTCATCGCAGAAGCATTCGGCTGTGTCCCGCATGATCTTGAGGTCGGCTTCCGCGTCGGCGTCCATGGCCAGCTCGTAGACGCGGAGCTTCCAGGACCGCATCATCAGGCAGGCGACGTAGGCGCTGGTGACGCCGAGGACGTCCATCTGCCACAGGACCTGGCACCGGTAGTGGACGGGGATCTGGCCGGTGCTGTCGTCGCCCCACTGGTCGTCGCCGCCCGCGTCGGTCTTGGTCTCCAGCACGGCGATGAGGCCAGGCCCGGTCTGGCTGGGGCAGGTCGGGCATTGCTCGCAGCACGGCCCGCAGTCGTTTGTGTCGCAGCACGGGGCCATGCCGCTCTCATTGCCGTACCCGGGCTTGTGGAACTCGCAGCACTGGTAGTCCGCGAGGACCGTATTGTCCCCGATCAGCCGGTCGGGGGTCGCCATCTGCCACGGGCGGTCCGGGTGCCGGTACAGCCTGCGCCCATCGCCGGTCAGGGCGAACTCCGGGTGCAGGCGGCCGAACCGGTCCGCGATGTAGGGCTCGAGGACGCGGCCGCGTTCCATCGCGTCAGTGTCCTCGACGTCGGGCAGCTCGCCGCGCTTGCGGTGGTAGAGCGCGTACGGCGAGTCGTACGGGGACAGGCCCATCACGACGGCGATCTCGCTGGCCGTGACGCCGTGCCGCCTGGCCTCGAGCCACTCGGCCTCGCTGCCGGTCTCGATCAGGACGGCGGTCACCGGCCTGCCTCCTGGATGGCCTTGTCGCAGGCCCTGATGGCCTGCAGGTGCGCCCGGCGGGCCGCGGCGGCCTGCTCCCGCCACTGCCGCATGTGCTCGCAGTCGGGCATGGCGCGGGCGATCGTGTCGTATGCCTGCCAGGCCGCCTTGCGGGCGGCCTCGAGCCCGGCGAGGGCGGCCAGCGCCCTGGCGCGCTCGATCTCGGCGTTCAGCGCGCGGTGCCGCTCGCGTGCCGCCAGCACCTCCGGCGGTTCCAGCTCGCCTCCCCCGTATACGTACGGCTTGAACGGCGCCGCGTCGCTGGCCCGCGCCATGGCGGACCTGTTGTCCTCACCGCCGGCAAGCAGCGGCTGATCCTGGTAGCGGTGCGGCAGGCCGGTCATGGCTGCCTCGCGGGGTGCGGGTGGATCCATCCGGCGCCGGGGATGTGCCGCCAGTCCATGGGGCAGGCGAGTGTCTGCGTGAGCGTGGCGGCGGCCTGCTGGGTGCACGTGCACCGGGCGGGTTCGCCGGGCCAGGGTGCCTGCGGCGGCTGCCAGGGCATGTCGGCGAGCTCCCGGTACCATTCCCACCCGGGGCTGGCGTCCGGCATGACGTCCTCGAACGCGCGGTCCTGGTGCAGCGCGGTCATCGCGCACCTGCCCCGGCCAGGGCCGGCACCTGACGGCGGCGGCGCCCGGTGAGGACGTGAACCCAGCCGATGCCAGGCACGTACCCCCACCGCTCCGGGCAGCCGAGCGTCTCCTTGATCGTGGCCACGACCATCCGGGTGCACGTGCAGGTCTCCGGCTCGCCCGGCCAGGCTGGCCAGCGTCCTGGGGCGGTCACGTCGGGCCTCCGCAGAGCAGGGCGGTGGCCTCGCGGCAGATCTCGCGGACGGTGGACCGGGCGGCGAGGGTGTCGCCGCGGCGGCGGGCGTGCTCGGCGTCGTCGATGCGGCCTTCGTGCCCGGCGGCCTCCAGGATGGCGACTTTGAGCCGCAGGTAGGTGAGGGCGGCGTGGAGGCGGGCGGCGGCGCGGTCCTCGGCGCCGGGCCGCTCGCCGGTGGTGACGGACACGACGGTCAGCTGCGGCGGCGGCGCGGGCCAGGGGTGCACGCCGGGGGGGGTGTAGCGGGGCTGGCCGCGGAGCCGGGCCAGCGGCTCGGTGTCCTGGCCGGAGGCGGCCGGGGCGGGCAGCTCGTACGTGGCGCCGTCCCAGGCGGGCTGCGGGACCCTCGCGATGACCTCGGTGACGGCCTCGGTGTCGCGGAAGTCGCCGGTGAAGGCGGGGGCGGTGCGCAGCAGCCGGGATCCGGCGGGCTGCCGCGCCGCGGCCCTGCGGGGGCGCCAGCGGGCGCTCATCGCGGGTCTCCTTCCAGAAATTCGACCCACGAAGCAGCCATCGCGGCGACCTGGATCAGCTCCTTGACGAGCTCGTCGCGGCGTCCTTCGCCGACCCCGGGGCCGCCCTGGTCGTAGGTGAGCTCGTGGGCGACCTCGCCGACTTCCTCGACGAGGATGGCGAGCCGGTCGCCGCTGGAGTAGTGCGGGCTGAGCATTGAGTGCTCGCCGTGGCGCAGGTGCGCCCGGGTCGCCTCTGCCTGGATCGCGGTCAGGGTCAGGTCCGACAGCACTAGATCGCTCATTCCGCCGCCTCGCCCTCTTCTGGTTCGGCGGGCAGCCGGACCCATTCGGTGACCTCGGTGACGGTGGTGCCTGTGACGCGCCTCTCGGCGACGGAGGCGGCCGGGGTCCTGATGGCGAGTGTCAGGGCGCCGGGCAGGGTGGCCGTGAGGACGTAGAGGCCGGATTCGTCGGGTTCGGGTTCGGGGGTGAAGGTGACGCCGAGCGCGCTGGCGAGCGCGGTCTCGGCGTCCGCGAGGGCCTTCGGCGCCTGCGGGCCGACCGTGACGATGTAGAAGCTGGCGTACCCGGCACTGATGTACGGCAGGGGCAGGCCGGGGTGCGCTTCGACGGCGCCGAGGATGGCGCGGGCGGCGGCGAGCCACGCGGCGCGGGGCTCATGCTCCGGGGTGGTCATTTGCGGTTGTCCCTTTCTGGCGGTTGTTATGCTGTGCTTCAGCGGTTTGTCCCGCTGCGCGCCCCTCCTGGTACCGGAGGGGCGCTTTTTCGTGCTAGGCGGCCTTCGGCGCAGGCGTCCTGCGCGGGACGTGCATGCCCGCGGAGTAGGGAAGGCCGCCCGGGTTCACGCACCCCTCGCCGGGTCCGGCGCCGCAGGCCGGGCAGCGCTTTGCTATCGGCTCCTCGCTGTCGTCTTCCATGTCGCTGATATCGGAGGGCTTGACGTCGAGGGCGCGGGCGATCTGCCGGAGGAACGCGTGGCTGGTGGGCGGCTTGCGGGGGCCGCACATGACCCAGATGGACTCGCGGTGGCGGCCCAGCTTGCGGGCGAAGTCGGTGACCGTGTAGCCGCGTTCCCTGATGAGCGCGCGGATCGCGGGGCCGTCGGGGAGGGCGGTCGGGACTGGGGGCATGTGCACGACAGTAGGAGACAGATGGAGATCTCGTCAAGTATGACCCGGAAGTAATTTCGCTGCCCGAAGCTGGCCGCATATCCAGTAGGTCAAGTAAGACCAGCGTTATCCTGGTAATCTGCCGGTACCCGCAAAGGCCGTTGCGGGTACTTGACGGAACCTGGCAGTGCGGCGACAGTCAGATACGGGGCGGGGCAAACCCCATGATCCAGGGAGCAGCGGTGGCAGCTGAATCCGGTAAGGGCCGGTCCGTAATCCGGGTCGAGGACACGGCACGGAAACTTACGGCCGAGCTTCTCCAGCGGCGGAGATCCGACCTCGGCTACGGGGGCCGGCGGCGGCGCGCATTCGCCCGGGCCCGCGGCATCAACGACCGGCTCCTCACCGATGTCGAGACTGCGGCGCCGGGCAGGAGCTTCCTGATGTCGAGCGTCCAGGACCTCGCGCGTGCCTACAGCGTCACCTACGAGTCACTCGCCGCGGTCCTGAAGGGCAAGGCGGGTGAGCTGGTCCCGGCGGAGCCACCGCGTGCTGCCCCGGCGGCGGACGCGGGGTGGCTGCCGCCGCTCCCCGATGCGGCGATTGCCGCGGCCCGCCCGTACGCCGACCTGATCTGGGAGCGGCTGCACGAACTGGCCGGCCAGGGTGTCGCCGGCCCGGACGGCGCGGAGCTCTTCGGCGCAGGCACCCCGGACGCCGGCACGTGGGATGCCATCACGCAGCGGTGGCCGCTGCGGGCCTGCGTGTGGATGATGGCCGACCTGCACCGCCGCGAGGCCGCCCCGGGGAACGGCGCCAGGCGGGCAGCACCGGCTTAACCGCGGCTTAACCTCCCCGCTTAGTTCGCCCCGTTTTGCCCGGATATCCGGGTAACTATCCGGCCACGACCCGCAGGTAACGGGATGGTAACTTGCGGGGAATGCGTATCGTCGGGTAAGAATCGTTGCCTGCGATAGGGCACGCCCGGGCTGGGGGGATCTGGCCCTGCCGGGGCCTGAGGGAGGGACGCGCGCATGCCCGGAACCGGGACGGCGGCGGCATCGGACCTGCGCGGCGAGGCGGCGGCGGCCGACCGGCTCGCGTGGGAGCAGGAGATCGCCGAGCAGCGGGCGGCCCGGGAGTATGACCGGGGGTTCGCCGCGGGCCTGGCCGCGCGCCGCGTCCCCCGGCCGCGCCGGGCCGGGCCGCGGCCCCGCTGGCCCCGCGCCGTCAGCGGCTAGGCGTCGCTACTGCGGCAGGTCGAACTCCCCGCGCTTGGCACCGGCCAGGAAGCACTCCCACTCGTACCCGGTGAAGCCGAGCACGGGTCCGGTGCCGCCGTCCTTCGTGTCGCGGACGCCGATCCGGCCGCCATGGAACGCGACCTCGACACAGCCGTGGTCGCCGCTGACCTCGGACTTGAACCAGTGCGCGTCATCCCATTCGCTCATGCTGCGTACTTCCTCTCGGTGATGTTGTGCTCTGCCACGTACTGAGCTAGGGGGACCGAGTAGAACATCAGCTCAGTCCTGATGTGCGAATGAAAGCGGACTAGCCGGGGGCTGCGCTCGAACTCCACTCGCGAGACGGCCCCGGAGTCGTCGTAGATCAGCTGGGCGGTCGCCGTGGTGTCGAACTGCCAGAAGTCGCCGGGAATAGCCAGGTCCAGGCTCAGTCGCTCCGCGATGGCCCGGCTGAGGATCCGCACGTCCTCGCCAGCCTCCACGTTGGCCGGATAGACGTGCAGTAGCTCGAACCGGACGTAGTCGCTGACCGGCTCAGTGACGACGTGAACGCGCTGCATGATGCGCCCGGACGCGCGGACATCCCGGACGAGCCGCTTCCATGGCTCGCGCCAGGCCAGGTCGGCCGGCTCCCCGGCGAGGAACCGGGCGTAGGGCTCGTGCTCGTTCGGCGCGTCGTAGTAGTCCAGGGTCTCCAGCCGGAATACCCGGTGCCGGAACAGGCTGTCGAAGTCCTGCACTAGCTGCTCAAAGCTAATCACGGTGTTCTGAGTGACCATGACACTAGGGTAGTCCGTGACCTGACTCCGTACCAGTCGTAGACTGCATTAAGAGTGCATTAGCTCCCGGAGGGACTCGCATGAGCCAGCCGCCCAGCCCGTCGCAGCAGCGGCTCATCTCCATCCTGCGGGGCCTGCGCGCCGGGGCCGGGCTGACCACCTACCAGCTCGCGGAGCGGCTCGGCTGGAGCCAGAGCCGGGTCACCAGGATCGAGAACGGCATCATCCAGGCGAGTGCCGATGACGCCGACGCGTGGGCCGAGGCGACCGGGGCCGATCCCGGCACCCGCGAGGACCTGGCCGCGCTGGCTTACTCGGCGTGGAACGAGGTCAGGTCGTGGCGCGTATCGCACCGCGGCGGCCTGGCCGCCCGCCAGCGCGAGATGGGACAGCTAGAGCATCGCGCAGCCGAGATCGGCCAGTTCCAGCCGGAGGCCATCCCCGGCCTGCTCCAGAGCGAGAGCTATGCCCGCCGCGTCCTGGCGTTCGCGGACGTGACGGACAAGGGCGGCATCGACGGAGCCGCCAAGGCACGCATGAAGCGGCAGGCCATCCTCCGCGAACCGGGCCGCGTTTTCGACTTCGTGCTCGGAGAGGGCGCGCTGCGCTGGCGGCCGGGGCCGCGGGAGCTGATGGAGGAGCAGCTCGGTCACCTGCTCGCAGCCGCCGCGCTGCCGTCTGTCTCGCTTAGCATCATCCCGTTCGATCGCGAGGCCGTCACGGCTTACCAGCACGCGTTCACGATCTACCGCATCCCGGACGCCCCTACCGTCTTGGTGGAGTTCTTCCACGGCGAGACCTTCCCGTCCATCCCGGCCGAGATCGAGCTGTACGAGCGCCTGTTCGCCGTGCTCAAGGATTCTGCGCTGCATGGCGGCGAGGCGCTGGCCTTCGCCCGCGCCGTCATCCTCGGCTAACTCCCCTCATTGACTCCAGGCTAATTCAGACTTAGCATCAGAATGAGCATCAGGCTCACCTGAGATGATCTGGAGCCGCCATGACGACCGGGCTTCGCCCAGCCGCACCGAGCCGCAAGAAGGACAACCGGCTCTTGCTGCCACTCCGCGAGGTTGCCGAGATGCTCGGCGTGTCCCGATCCACTATCGTCCGCGCTTACCAGGCGGGCGAGTTCCCGGCAGTCAAGTTCCGGGGGACCTACCGCGTGCCGCGCCGGTTCGTCGACGACTTCCTCGCTGCCGCCGTCCCCGGCCGGCTCGTGGTCGTGGAGGAGTACGCAGCCGAGTGGACCGCCCGCAACATGATCCCTGAGGCGGTGGCCTAGATGCCCCTCGCCCGGACAGGAGGCCGCTATGGCCAGGAACCCCGAACCCGCCGATGACCGTGACGAGCTGCCCGAACTGGCCGCGACCCCGGACGGCACCCGGCACGCCGGATGCGGCCAGCCGTGGATCTACTGCTTCTGCGGCATCCCCCGCCCGAACGGCCCCCGCTGACCAGGCCCCCGCCGCGCGCGACGAAAGCGGGCCCGGTGCGCTGCGAACGCCCGGACCCGCTCAAAGCCATGCCATCCGTAGCCCTACAGAAAGGCCGGCAGATGCCCAACGTACCACCCGCCCCCGTCACGGACCCCAGCCGCCGCCCGGCGAGTCTCACCCCGCCGCGCCCGCCGGCGTACCTGTCCCCGGAGGACCGCCGGTGGCTCGCCGACCTGGAGGAGCAGGCTGTCCTGCGCGGACTGCCGCCGCTGCCGCGCGGGTGAGGGTTCCCGCCGGGGCGGCCGCTTCCCCTCCGCCCCGGCGGGAACGGATTCCGCATGGCAGCTGCTGAACGCTGGCTGCCGGTCCCAGACTGGGAAGACGCCTTCGAGGTCTCCAGCCTCGGGCGGGTCCGCAGTGTCCGGGTCCTGTCCCTCCAGCGGCACCCGGACGGCTACCCGCAGGTCACGCTGCGCCGCGGCGGCCGGACTCAGCTCGCCGCCGTTCACCGCCTGGTCATGCTCGCGTTCGCCGGGCCGCCGCCGCTGGATGAGGACGGCAAGCCCATGGAGGTGCTGCACCGGAACGGGAAGCCGGGCGACCCGGGGAGACGGAACCTCCGGTACGGGACCAAGCCAGAGAACAGGGCTGACCGGGAAAGGCACCGCAGGGGCCGGACGGGTAAACGGAAGAGGAAACAGGGGGGAACAGGTGAACTAGACGGAACAGGGTTCCTGTCTGATGATCCTGCTGTTCCTGTTTCACGGCGGGCGGCCTCATGACCGGTGTCGTGATCATCTTCGCCCTCATCCCGCTGATCGCCCTGTGGGGCGTGCTGGAGACCGGCCGCCGCCGGTTCCGCGCGCACGGGTTCGTCATCCTGGCGTGGCGCTTCCTGACCGGGCACCCCTGGCACGGCAAGCCGGTCACCGACGCGGGCTGGCTGCGGCCCGGCAGGCGGGCGCTGACCAGGACCGGGCACGCGTCCCGGTTCCACCACCGGCCGCGGTGGCAGCGGGCCGGCTGGCGCGCCGGCAGCGTGCTCGTCATCGTCCTGGCCGGCTATGGCCTGGTGATCGCGCGGACGCTCACCCTGGCCGCCCTGGCCCTGGCCGCCGCCGCGCTGGCCGTCCTGGGGTGCCTGCGGCTATGGCGGGCGGTCCGCCGCCGCAGGCACCGCCGCACCTGGATCGACCCGCTGCACGTCGCGCTCGCGCCGCTGGCCGGGATCCCGCTGCCGAACCCGCCGGGATCCTGGCTCGCCATCGAGCCCGACCGCAGCAAGGCAGTGCTGTCGCTGCCGCCCGGGTACAACGATGACGCGCGGCAGCGTGACAAGCTCGCAGCCACGGCCGCCGCCAAGCTCGGGCTCGAGCAGCCGGAGATCCGCTGGCGCCTGGCCGGGCCGGAGCCGACGCTGACCCTGCTCCAGTCCGAGCCCCCGCCCGCCCTGGTGACATACGCCGACGTCGCCGATGCGGTGGACCGGGCCGGGCCGGATGAGATCGTAACGGGCATCGGCAAGAAAGGCGCCATCGTCAAGGCATCCCTGGCGCTGGATTCCCCGCACTTCGCCATCAACATGGGCACGGGCGGCGGCAAGAGCACCCTGGCCGCGTTCTGGCTGATGCAGGAGCTGCGCCGCGGTGCCTTCGCCATGGTGCTGGATTCCAAGTGGTTCTCCCACCCGTGGCTGTTCAAGGATGAGGACGGCGAGTATTCCCCGCTGCCGAACGTCGCCTACCTGTCGACCCCGGCGCAGATGCACGCCGGGATGATGTGGCTCGGCGGCGAGCTGAACTACCGTAACGAGGTCGCCAGGCGGGCGGTGGACGCATCGGGCCGGCTGCGCGGGAGCGTCGGCCCGCGGCTGATCATCCTCGCCGAGGAACTCAACTTCGCCACGCCGCAGCTCAGGCAGTACTGGGCGGATATCCGCGAGCCGTCGGACGTGAAGAAGTCCCCGGCGCTGACCTCGTTCGGCGCGGTGGCGTTCGCCGGGCGGGCGGTGAGGATGCACCTGATCCTGATCGGGCAGATGCTGACCGCTGACGTGACGGGTAGCCGGGACTCATCGGTCAAGGAGAACATCGGCGTCACGGCGATGGCCCGCTACGGGGCACCGGGCTGGGCGACGGCGGTGGGGAGGAACGTGCCGATGCCGCCGTCCCCGAGCGTCCTGGGCCGCGTCCAGCTGGTGACGGCGGGCGGCGTCCGGGAGACGCAGGCGCCGCGGGCAGACATGCTGCTGTACCGGCAGCTGGCGGTATCCGGGATGGTCACGCGATGCCCGGCCGGGATGCCCGGCGCGGCCCGGCTGCCGTTTGAAACAGGCCGGCCCGCATCTCTGGCGCCCGGCCCTGACCAGGGCACGGAACAGTTTCAGCCTGTTTCCGGGCCGCCTCCTGTTTCACTGTCCGAGGCGGTCGGCATGGGTATCCTGCGCGGTCATCTCGCCGCGATCCGGACGGCCAGGCACCGGGATGAGAACTTCCCGGAACCGGTCGGCAAGCGCGGCCTGGCGCACGTCTACGACCCGGTCGCGCTCGCCGGCTGGCAGGACGCCAGGGAGGTGGCCCGGTGACCGGCTGGCTATTCCTCATCCTCGCCGCGGGCGCCGCAGCGGCGGTCCTGGCCGTCCGCGCCCGGTTCCTGCCCTGGGGGCCATGCCCGCGGTGCACCCGCAAGGGCCGCGGCAAGACGGGCCGCGGCCTGGGGTCCGGCGGCCAGGCGTGGAGCAGGTGCGGGCGGTGCGACGGCAGCGGCGAGCGGATCAGGCCGCTCGCGCTGATGTGGCCGCAGCACCGGGAGACGGCCCGCAAGCGTAAGCGGGAACGAGATAGGAGCAGGCGATGAGCGGATGCGGATGCCAGGTGCGGCGCTGGCAGTGTCCTGGCTGCGGCTGCGAGAACGACAGCAGCCCGTGCGGCTGCGGATGCCACGGCGGGAGCCGCACGGGAGGTACCAGGTGAAGGACGGCACGCATCATCACGGGCCGCTGGCCGGGCTCACCGCGGGGACCGCGAGCATCTTGCTGTGCTTTGGCGTGCTCGCGCTGGCCTGGCACCGCGTGGCCGGGCAGGTCAGCGCGGGTATCACGGTGCTGGTGTACGTGGTGGTCACCGGGGTGTGCGGGCTGGTGCTGGCCGCGCTGTTCTACGTGGTGCTGTGGCTGCGGCACCGGGTCCGCTACCCGGAGGCCCTGGCTCCCCGGCAGGCAGCCCTAGCCGAAGTCCTGGACGCGGAGCCCGTCCCGCAGGTCATCGCCGCCGCGGAGCCGCTCGCGATCGAGCCGCCCCGCGTGTACCTGAACGTGACACCTGACGAACTCGCCGCCATCATCCGCACCGCGATCCCCGGAACAGCCGGGGACATCACCGGAGGGAAATGATCATGGGACGCAAGGATGACGAGGACGCCATGGCCCGCACAGCGAAACTGCTCCTGGAACGGCTGCCGCGCGAGGTGCGGACCGCGGTCAGGAACGACCTGGGCGAGCGCGGCGAGATCGGCAAGGTCAATGAGGCGATCCGGCGCGCCGGGCGCCTGGAGAAGGGCAGGTAGGCTTGACGTCCGCGAACGGGCATGCCCCGCCGGCGCTTCCCGCCCTGGCGCCGTTCACGGTGCCCCGGTCCGGGCCCGCGGCCGCCTGGCCGCAGCAGGACGGCCATGGCCAGCCCCGGACGATCCCGGACGATCCCGGGCGCCGCCGGCGCGCCATCGACGGCGACACGGCCATCCGCGTCCTGGCCGCCGCCGTCGTCCTGGCCGTCGCCGCGTTCGCCGCCATAGTGTCGTACTCCCATATTTTCGAGCTCGGCCGCCAGCATCATCAGGACGGCGCCGCGGCGCGGCTGCTGCCGCTGTCGGTCGACGGCCTCATCGCCGCCGCGTCGCTCGTCATGCTCCACGCCGCCCGCAAGCGGATCGCGGTGCCGTTCCTGGCGCGTGCCATGCTGGCGCTCGGCGTCGGCGCCACCGTCGCCGCGAATGTCGGGTACGGGCTGCCGTTCGGCTGGCTGGCCGCTGTCGTGTCGGCGTGGCCGGCCGCCGCGTTCGTGGGCAGCGTGGAGATGGCGGTCAGGTTCGTGATCGACGCCCGCACGGCCGCCGCGCCAGCGACAGGCGACGCGACACCGGCTGCGACATGTGACGGCACGCCACGCGACATCCAAAGCGGCACCAGGCCCGCCGCCGCCACGGCGGAACCAGCGCGCCAGCCGCGACATGGAGCACGCTCAGGCAGCGACAGGGTGCGCGACATCCTGGCGCGCGACCCGGGCCTGCCCCCGCCCGATGTCGCGGCGGAGACGGGCATGTCGGTGCGCCAGGTTCAGCGCGTGAAGCGAGAGATGAACGGAGCAGCAAAGTGAGCACACCGGATCCTGGCCTGACGCTGAAGTGGAGCTGCACCAACTCGAAGCTGCGCCGGGTGACCCTGGACATCTGCGAGCCGTGCGTCGAGGGCGCGGGCGGCGAGTGCCACACGCCGGGCTGCGCGTTCTGGATGCGGCGCGCTCCGGAGAGGCCGTTCTTCGCCGCGATGAGCGACCAGGAGTTCGGCGAACGCTACGGCTGACCTGGAACCACTAAGGTTAGGTCCAGGCCGCTCGGCCGCCACCCGCCCCCGCTCACCCCCCCAGATCGGTGACGTCTTCGTGCTGTCCGCTCACGCGTGGCTTATTACCGGCCTGGTCCTGCTGCCGCTGCTGATCTGGGTGCCGCTGTGGCTGGGTGACGCGGGCCGGGAGCCGCGGAACGAGGTCACCCAGGAGCAGCCCGGCGACCAGGACGGCGGGGACCAGGACACGCCGCTGGCCGCGTGAGCCAGGCTCCCGGGCATGCGGAAACCGGCCCGGGGGCGTGATGCCTCCCGGGCCGGCCGGTAATGTGACTCTCTGGTAACCTGCCCTGACCTGGGAACCTAAAAGCGGGTAACAAAACATGAACCGTCCGGCGGGTTACGCCCCTTGCGCTCCCATCCTCGGGTGAGGATCCACGCCGACCAGTCACCCGGCTGGCATGTCCGGTCCGCCGCGGGGCCGGGCAGTCCCGCCCTGGCGTAGGCGTAGGCGGCGAGCGAGCTGCACACGACGTGGCCGGGGACGGTGCCGTTCCAGCTGGGGAGCCACGCCGTGTCCAGGTGGAGGTCTGCTTCGGCGTCGGCGGCGATGGCGGCCCAGTCGTACGGGCTGCCGATCATGGCGGCCATCACCTTGCAGACGGCGGAGCGCTGGGCGGCGGTCTTGGGCTGGGCGGCGTTGGAGATCGTCCACGGTGATCTCAGGTAGGCGCGGGCGTCCCGCCATCCGGCGCCGCCGGGCCGCCCCTCCATGGCCCATACGGTGCCGTGCGCGTCGGTATGGTCGATCACGGCGGCATGGTTGGCCAGGTTCGGGGCGTCCCGCAGCGCGGCGCCGAGCCGGATCATGGTGCCGGCCAGACCGCCGGAGCGGACCAGGATCACGTCGCCGGGCAGCACAGCGGCGCCCATCAGCCGGCCCAGAGCCTGGTGCCCTTGGGCAGCGGCGTGTCCGGGGGCAGCGTCCCGCCCGTGACGCCGTTGATCCACCCGGCGAGGTCGTCGTGGAATGTGCCGTAGTGCACCGCTGTCATGCGCAGCAGCGCGCTGGCCGGGTACCCGAGTTTCCTGGCGAGCTGGGCGAGGCTGGACTGCCCGGCGGTGACGTACTCGCCGCGGAATCCCTGCGCCGGGTGCGCGGGCGGGCCGCCGGAGACGGCGGCGAGCCAGTCCGCGCTGAACACGGACACGTCGTAGGTGCCGGCGTTGCGGTACTGGACGCCGATGACGGGGAACGGGCCGCCGGCGAACTGGACGAGAGCCGCGGCCTCGGCCTCGGTCAGGCCCCAGTTGGCGATCCACAGGCCGGGACCCTGCGTGATGCCCCCGGCGATGAGGGCGTTGACGACGGTGGTGACGGCGGACAGGGACATGTAGATGGCGGGGTGCCGCTGCCCGGGCCGCTTGCCTGACGCGTAGTTGGCGGCGGCGGCCTCGGACCAGCGGGCGACGTCGGCGGGGTGGGCTGCGCCCTGCTCCACGTCGAGGATGTCGGCGGTGGTGTCGGTGGCGCCGGGGTCCTGGCAGATGCGGACCGCGCCAGGATGGGCAGCCCAGTCCGCCGGGGTCCACGGGACGATGCCGGTGCCGGTCGAATACCCGGCGGCCTGCCCGCGGGGCAGGTGCCCGATGTTGGCGTGGATGGCATCAAAGACGGGTGTCGTGGCGATCGTCAAACCTGCCTCCAAATGTGGCCTTCGTCGAGGTAGCCGTGCCAGCTGTCATCGCTCTGCCCGGTCGTGTCGCCTGCCAGCAGGTTGCTGATGCTCGGCCGGATTTCCAGCGAGCCGTCCGGGCACTCGCGGAAGGTGTGCGGCGGGCTGCATACATGGTTGACGCCCCGCGCCCGGAGCGGCGCATCAGGATCGCGGGCGTTGGGCTTGAGGTAGAACACGGCGGGCAGGTCACCGGTCATCCCGACATGGGGGCCGAAGTAGTCACCCGGCCGCTCGATCTCGCCGAAGGACCGGACGCGCCGCCCGATCATCAGATGCCGGCTCCCGCCGCGGCCGAGGGCGGTGGCGGCCCGGCCGCGGCGGGAGGAACAGGGGGCTGGCGCACGCCTCAGGGGCTCTGGCAGGACGCCGGCCGGGCGTCTGCCGCGCCGGTGCACTGACCAGAACTGCCGGCCCCGTTCCCGCCGTTGGTGGGCGGCGACGGGTTAGCGGACGCCGCGGCGGCGGTGCCGGCGATGAGCCCGGCGGCGAGGATGGCCGCCGTGACTGCCTTCTTGATCATGGTTCCTTCCTTCCGGGTTGGGGATCTATCACCTTGACCGTGGAGGACGCTGGCGCCGCTGCGGGTGGCGGCGCCGGGGCGTGGGCCGGGCCGGTGACGTGCCGCCGGACGGCGATGACGCCGCCGATGGCGCTGACCAGCCCGGTGGCGGCGGTGACCAGCGCGGCCAGTTCTGTCGTGCTCATGGCGGGCCTCCTCAGCTGACCGGGGCACCCATCAGCGCGCGCTTGATCCGGCCCGGCAGCTTCTTCTGCAGGTCAGGCGGCCAGAACCTGGGGTCGATGTGCCGGCCGCAGAGGGGCGTCTCGCGGCCGTCGGCCTTGATCACGACGGCCGCCGTCTCACGGCATTCCCGGTTTTGCTCGTGGTAGATGCAGACGCTCATCCCAGTTCTCCTTTTCAGCTGACCGGCAACTTAAAGAAAGCAGCCCACTTCACGAACGACGGCGCGGGCGGCGGCAGCGTCCCGGGGCATCCCAGGCCGCGCCAGGAGACCCGCGCGTCGGAGACGATCTGCACCGCCAGCAGCGTCGCCTTGCGGGTGACCGGGTTGACGGAGATGGGGAGGTCCGCCAGGTGGGCGTAGAACCCGCATGCGCTGCGCTCCGCGTGCCGGACGCGGTGGACCTGCTGGGTGGTGTAGATCAGGTTCGCGGCGCCGATGACGGCGGTGACGGCGAACAGGACGACGAGGGACCAGGCGAGCCGGCGGCTGGCCCGCCGGGCGCCCTCGGTGATGTACGGTTCGCTCGTCATCGCGACGTGGAGCCTCTCGCCGCTCTCCCCCGCCTCGTCAGCGCTCACCGGATGGCCCCTGTGAGGTAGGCGATTGCGGTAGCCCATGCGGCGGCGTCGGCGGCGAGGAAGAGGATTTCACGCCGAATCCGGACAGGATCTTGCCCGCGTGGAAGCCCGCCCCGATGC